GTTTCAGCAAATCTAACACGCAAACCTACTGTATCACTTACAAGCACAGCCACGGTTAGTGCAGACGGAGTACGAACACGAAATGTAGAAATCAATATGATTTCTACACCAGGTGTTTGGGACGATCTAGGCACTTGGGAACGACCTACACAAGAAAGATGGCAGGTACTTGCCTGTGAAGGCGATCTTATTGTTGCAGGTAGTGCCACTGTAAACGTAACAGCAACAATGTCTATCCAAGGTGATAGACGTGTACAGTTATTCAATCAATCATTAGACAGTGTAGCAACACAGTCAGTTGATGCAACAAGAACAAGAAACAGAAGTTTCACTCTAAACACTGTTACAACAATTACAGCAGATGGTGAAAGAGTAAGAGTTGGTACTGCAAGTCTAAGTTCAACTGCAACACTGTCAGCAGACGCTGAACGTACTAGAAATGGTGCCACACTTGTTGCAACACTAGGTACTCTTACTGTTCGTGGCGAAAGAACAAGAAAAGGCACAGTCCTACAAGCAAGTTTAGGTACACTTTCTGTTTCTGGAATCAAACTTGCTGTTGTAAACAATATTTCGTTGAACGCAACTGCAACGCTAACAGCAGATGCTGAAAGAACAAGAGTTGGTGCAACACTTGTTGTCAGTTCAGGTACAGTAAGTGTAGATGGCGTAAGGGTAATTGAATTCCGTGAAGTAGTAATGCCAGTGGTTGCAACTGTTACAGCCATTGCAAGAAAAGATTCACAAGGTACAGTTCTACAAGTATCAAGCGGCACAATGTCAGTAGATGCATTTAGAACTAGAAACTTATCTACTACACTAACACCAACATTTACAGTAAGGGCAAATTCAACACTTGTTACAGGACAAGCAACACTACCTGCTATTTCAACAGTTAGTGCAAGTTCAACATTTATAAGAAATGCTACTATCAATGCCCTAAGCAGTGCAACAATTACAAGTAGAGGTACAGTTCTTACAAGAGGTGGTGCAACACTAAACGCATTTAACAGTTTATTATCAATACTAACTGCATACAGGATTGATCCTTATAGAGTGTTTGCTGTTAAGAGTGAGAACAGAACGCTCCTAATTGAAGCAGAAACCCGCAAAAAATCCGTAATTAGTGAGAATCGTGTAAATACAATTGAACAAGAAACGAGAGTTTCTAATATTAAGAGTGAAACTAGAGAATTAAAAATCCAGAACCTGACACTGGTTAACGTGGCGGGCGATCCTCTGGACACAAGGAAATAAAAATATGCCAAGTTTAACAGGATTCCAGGAAGATAGGGTAGGCGCTTTTATTGAAAAAGATCCTTATTCTATTTTAGACTATTCATTAGATTGGAAAGATTGGATGCCAACAGGCGATACCATTAGTTCTATCACGGTAACAGCAGATACAGGAATCACAGTAGACTCAACAACAAATACAAATTTCGTAGCAACAGCAAATATTTCAGGCGGCACAGCAGGCACTATCTATAACATAGAATTCAAAATTATTACAACAAATGGATTGCGTGATTCAAGAAACTTTAGAATTAAAGTAGTAGAGAGACAAGCCTAATGAGTGAAGATAATAAACAGAAAAAATACAAGACAGTAGACAGAGATCTAGTTTACAAACTAGCCTGTATTCAATGCACACCAGAAGAAATTGCTGAAGTGGTTGGATGCAGTCCTGCTTCACTAAAAAAGAGATTCAAAGCACTTTTAGAAAAAGGAAAAGAAACAGGAAAGCAAAGCCTAAGACGTGCTATGTGGGAGAAGGCAATCAATGGTGATACAAGAGTGCAAATATTCTTATCTAAACAATATTTAGGTATGAAGGATTCACCAGAAGATACACAGAATACACAGCCTCTTCCTTGGGAGGACTGATGCCACTAAGCCAACCACAAAAAGAAATTTGTTCAAGTGACAGCCGTTTTCGCGTGGCTGTAACAGGACGTCGTTTTGGCAAAACACACGTGGCTATGAGAGAGTTGGCAAAATTTGCAAGTATACCAAACAGCCAAGTATGGTATGTAGCACCAAGTTACAGAATGGCTAAAGGTATTGTTTGGGATCAATTGAAAGGCAAACTAAAAGACTTGCGTTGGATTGATGCTAGTAATGAAGCAGAACTAAAATTAAGATTAAAGAATGGAAGCGTTATACACCTTAAGGGTGCAGATAATCCAGACAGCCTTAGAGGTGTTGGATTGAACTTTATTGTAATGGATGAATTTCAGGACATAGATCCTAGGGTATGGACAGAAGTATGTCGTCCCACACTATCTGACAAAAGGGGACACTCACTGTTCACAGGAACACCACGCGGAGTAGGATCTTTCAGCCACGAGATGTATTCAATGGCTTTGACGACTGAGGGGTGGGATGCGTGGACTTATACAACACTGGATGGCGGCAATGTGCCTTCTAATGAAATTGAAGATGCAAGACGTGATATGGATGAAAAAACATTTCAACAAGAATACCTTGCAACCTTTAACACATACAGTGGTATGGTATACTATAACTTTGATAGAGAAAAAAATCTTAAATCATATCCAAATCCAGACATTACTGAAATATACATAGGACAAGATTTTAACGTAGGCGCTCTTGCAAGTGCTATCGCTATAATTGAAAATGGCAGTGTATATTTTATTGATGAACTGTTACTAGATAGTTCAAGCACAGAAGACACTTGTGATGAACTAAGACGCAGATATCCAAACAGTAGAATTAACATTTTTCCAGACCCTGCAGGCAAACAAAGACGTTCAAGTGCAGGTGGTAAAACAGATATTTCTATTTTACAAAATGCAAAATTCAATGTGCAGGTTAGAAATAGCCACACTCCTGTACGTGACAGAATCAATGCAGTAAATAGTAAACTAAAGAACGCAAGGGGAGACATTGGACTGTATGTTGATCCTAAATGTAAAAACATTATAAACAGTTTAGAAAAAATGGTATACAAACCAGGTACTAACGTCGTAGACAAAGACGGAAAACTGGATCATATGGCAGACGCAGTAGGCTATTTGGTTGATTTCCTATATCCAGTTCGCACTGAATATGCACCACAAGAACCACAAAGATGGGCATTCTCAGGTAACAAACAAAATGCAAGGAGATGGAACTAGATGCCCGTTATTAGAGACAGAGTAATTAAGGGTGACTCTAAATTAGCCATTGATTACATAGTAGAGGCACATCCTGCCTACAAGCACTATCTTAATCGTTGGGTATTTTTAGGTGACTCGTATCACGGTGGCTATGAATACTTTCAAGGAAAATATTTAGAGCCCTACTATTATGAATCAAGAGATGATTATGAAAAGCGACTTAGAATGCTTGGACTTGATAATCATACTAAAAGTGTTGTTGGAATATACAACTCATTTTTGTTTAGACGCGAACCAAAAAGAACTTATGGTACACTAGAAAACCTTCCAGGACTAAATCCTTTCCTTGCAGATGCGGACCTAGATGGAAGAAGTTTTGCACAGTTCTTGAGAGAAATGAGTGGTATGGCAATGGTATATGGTAATGTGTGGGTTATCGTAGACAAACCACAAGCAGACACACTTACAAGAGCAGATGAATTACAACAGGGCATTCGTCCTTATGTGTCAATGTTTACACCAGACAATGTTTTAGACTGGCAGTATTCAAGACAGCCAAATGGTTTATACACACTAACATATTTGAAAGTAAAAGAAGAAGTAGTTAATGGTAGACAGTATGTAAGAGAATACACACCTGAAGAAATCAATGTTTATGTAATAGACGGAGATAACAACACAGGCGATCTTGCAATGACAATACCAAACGAACTTGGCAAGGTGCCAGCAGTTTGTGTTTACGCTTCAAGAAGTCAAACACGTGGTGTTGGTGTTTCACCTGTTGGTGATATTGCAGACATACAAAAAGAACTGTATGAAATGTCAAGTGAAATTGAACAGATTATTAGATTAACAAATCATCCGTCACTTGTAAAAACAGCAGACACTGAAGCGGCGGCAGGCGCAGGCTCTATTATTCAAATGCCACAAAATTTAGATGGCAATCTAAAACCTTACTTGTTACAACCAGATGGAGCAAGTATTGAAGCAGTGCTACAGGCAATTGAAAGAAAAGTAGAAAGCATTGATAGAATGGCTTCACTAGGAGGCATCCGCTCTGTAGAAAGTCGTAGACTGTCAGGAGTGGGACTACAAACTGAATTCCAAATGTTGAATGCTAGATTGGCAGACTTTGCAATGAATCTAGAACACGCAGAAGAACAAGTTTGGAGACTATGGGCAGAATATCAAGGCGCAGTATGGGATGGTGAAGTGCATTATCCACGTTCATTCTCAATACAGGACAAAGTAAATGATGTTCAAATGTTGAAAATGGCAAGAGAAACAGCACCTGATGATAAAATGATTACAGACAAGATTGACATGATGTTGTTAGAAACAATTACTGAAATGCCATATGAAGATACTAAAGAATGGTACAAAGAATGGAAGCAAGAAAATGCTCCTGCAAAAGATTCAGTGCAACACGCACCAGTCACAAGTGCAGACGATTTGGTTACACATTTAAGAGAAATGGTAGAAGCAGGATACACAGATGATGAAATCAAATCATTACATCCTGAACTAGCACAATTATTCAACTCTGGGAGCGAATTGGGCGACGATGGGTAAGTTTATACCTGAAAGAGATTTCATTAATGAACTACCTACTGAAAAGCGTCTGCGTGAACTTATAGATGAATATAAGGAAAACGTATGGCGCTTTGAAGTTAAAGATTCTAAGGCAGCAGGCGTAAGGGCAAGAAACAATCTACTTGAATTAGGCAAACTCTGTAAAACTAGAAGGCTTGAAATACTAGAAAGAAAGAAAAACATATATGCGTTTCGTTGGGAGGTAGATAATGCCTAAACCAACAAAACAAATGCAGGCAAATGCCAAAAGAGCACTGGCATTGAGAGACAAAGCACCCAAGAGTAGAAAAGGTATGACACCTGTAGGGTTGCAGAGAGCGAATCAATTTGCTAAGGGCAAGAATGTAAGTCTACAAACTGTAAGACGCACATTCTCCTATCTTAGTAGAGCAAAGACTAATTATAAACCAGGCAAAAATACTCCAGGTACACAAGCATATTTGGGCTGGGGTGGAAATGCAGGTTTAAGTTGGGCTAGAAAGATACTAAAAAAGTAAGGAGAGCGATATGGCTATGCGAGGTGGACGTAAAAGCACACGTGGTGGTAAAAAGAAAAAAGACAAAAAGCAATCACGTGGCGGAAGACGCCGTAAATAACGGAATTTGTGCAGTAAAGCATAAATAATAACACATACTGCTATTAGAGGGCAGGTGGTAGAACTCAACCAATTATAAAGAGGATATAAAATGGACGCAGAAAATACAGCGGTAAACGAAACTGAGACAACTGCATCTCAACCAGAGGTTAAAGAGCAGGTAGCAACGCAGGATGTTGTTAAGGAAAACAATACACTTTCACAAGACGATGTTAATCGCATTGTTGCAGAGAGAGTGGCAAGGGAAAAGGCAAAGTTTGAAAAGAAATATTCAGGCGTTGACTTGGACCACTACAACAATTTGGTAGAACAAGAAGAATCACGCAAACGTCAAGAGATGGAAAAGCGTGGTGAGTACGAAAACTTACTGAAGTCTCAGGCTGAGAAATTTCAAGGCAAGATTCAGCAGTATGAAACAGAACTACATTCTATCAAAGTAGATGGCACATTGTTAAATGAGGCTAGTGCTAATAAGGCAGTTAATCCACAGCAAGTGGTTCAACTGTTAAAGAATAGCGTTAAGTTAAATGATGCAGGTGGTGTTGATGTTGTGGACGCAAACGGACAAGTACGATATGATGATAATGGTAATCCATTAGCAGTCTCAAACTTGGTAAATGAATTCCTTACAGCAAATCCTCATTTTGTTCAAGCAGGACCAGGTGGTTCTGGAACAGGACAAGGTGTAGGCAAACAAACTCCTGTGGTAGATAACGATGTTACTAAACTTAATATGCAGAATCCTGAACATCGTAAGCGTTATCGTGAGATAATGTCAGCAAAAGGGGTTCGCGTATAAATTTGCTACTAAAGGAGAATAACTATGGCGAATGAATTTGACACAGGCGTATCAGGAGCAGATGCTCTTTATGCCAACATTATGCAGGCGGCTTTGTTTACATTAAACGAGCAGTCTATTATACGTCCTCTTGTAAGAAATTACAATATGACAGGAACTCCAGGCTTAACAGCACAAGTTCCAATTTACCCAGCGGTAACAGCCGCAGCGGTAACTGATGGGGCAGACCTATCAAACACTTCTTTCGCAACAACTAAGAAAGAAATCACAGCATCAGAAGTTGGTGTTATGGTTACACTTACTGACTTGTTAGAAGAAGCATCAAGTGACGACACAGCGGCAGCAATTGGTAGACAATTAGGTGCGGCTATGGCTGAGAAAGTTGACACAGATATTGCGGCTTTATTCAGCGGCTTTTCAAATGTTGTTAACAAAAGTCAAGCAGTAATCACAGCAGAAGATATCTTCAAGGCTGCGGCTACTTTGAAAAACAACAAAGCAGATCAAAACGGTGCTTATGTTTGTGTGTTACACCCATTCCAAGCATTTGATTTGAAAAAGCAGTTAACTAACAATGGCGCGGCTGCTATGTCACACAATTTAAGTGATGTAGGTAATGCGGCATTATCAAGTGGCTTCATTGGCAGAATTGCTGGTGTTGACATTTTTGAATCAACTGTTGTTACAGGTGGTGATTCAACAGGATCATTCTTTGGTGCAGTAATGACTCAAGACGCATTAGGCTATATGCTAAAACGCGATATGAGAATTGAAACTCAAAGAGATGCTTCTTTAAGAGCAACTGAAATCGTAGGTTCTATGGCTTACGGCGTAAGTGAACTTTTTGACGCATACGGTGTTGCAATCCAATCAGACGCATCAGCAGTTATCTAATAACTGTTAGACGTACGGTATTAGGAAAGGGCGGAGTAATTCGCCCTTTTCTTTTGAAAAGTATATGGTTTCCTAACAAACTGGTAAATACAATTACAACAAATTATGCGGTTTGGGAAGGACCTAAAGCGTGATATAAAGGACAGTATCCTATGGCGATTACACTAGCAACAATATCTGATATTCAGACATATGAACCAGACATTATAGATTTTGGTATTCCTGAATTTACAGATGAAATTTCAAAAGCACAAGCAGACGTATTTAGAGACCTAAGAATCCAATGGTGGCCCACATACCACAATGGCATTTATGATTTGGCAAAACTTACTATGAGCAATGAGCCAGATGAGGACCTATACACTGCAAGCCAATTGACTAGAGCCTGTGCCTACAATGCACTAGGTTTTCACATCTATCCTAAACTCGCAAAATTTGAACCAGAACAAGATTTATTTGAACGCAAGATGGAGTTCTACAGAAAAGAATATTCTAGAGAACTAGATTTAGTATTGCGTGATGGTGTTGAATATGATGCGGATAGTAGTGGTACAGTCACAGATGACGAAAGAGAAGCAACTCACTATCTACGCCTCAAAAGGTAGATAGTTTATGTCAAACAGAGAATCAGCAGTAAAGAACATCATAGAAGTTTTGGAGGATATGAATCCACCAAGACCAGTATTTGTGTCAAGAGAGCCATTTGAATTAGACAAGTTGGCAATGACACAATTCCCAGCACTGTTAGTAACCGCAGGCAATGAGACACGTGAGGATCAGGCAATGGGCGGTTATAGACGTGGGATAATTGAGGTGAATATCAGAGGGTTTGTTCGCTCTGATGGACGCAAAGGATTCGTTCAAAGTGTTGATGAAAAACGCAACAATTTGATTGAAAGAATAGAAGAAGCATTGAATACAGATCGCACACGCGAACTGGACACGGCACGGGCGGCAACAACACACGTTGCCTCTATAGAAGTAGTAGACAGAACTCCACCATTAGGTGAATTTGTTATGATTGCTGAAGTGCATTATTCATTTACTAAAGGAGCAGTATAATGGCTGTAACACAATACACAAAAATGATTGATAATAACGGCGACACTATTTCAGTAGAAGAAAGCCGTGTTGAAAGATTTCTTTCTGAGGGTTGGACATTAGCGTCTAAACCTAAAGAAGAAAAAAAAGTTACTAAGAGCAAAAGCAGTAAAAATAAAATTACAGCAGATGCCCAAGTAACTTCAAAAGAAACATCTGAGGAAAAAGAAAACGTATCTTTGGAAAGTTGGGGCGATAACCCAGAAGAAATTGATACATTGACTTATTCCTATGATGACTTTGAAACTGCCAAAAAGGAGAACTAAACTATGGCTACATTTACAGGTGAAAATGGTAAAGTAGAAATCACTTCAGATGAATCTGCAGGAACTACTACCGTTGCTGAAGTTCGTTCGTGGACAGTAGAACATACTAAAGATGTTATTGAAGATACTGTTATGGGCGATGCGGCAAGAACATACAAAAGTGGATTACATCAATTCACAGGATCAATGGAGGTGGTGTATGATTCAACTCATACAGACGCTACAACTGCTTTTGATCCATCACAGGACGGGGCTCTTACTGTAGAGTTTTATCCTGACGCGGCAACAGGTCAAAAATTTAGTGGTTCAGTGATTACTACATCAGTATCAAGAACTGCAAGTTTTGACGACCTAATTACTGCAACTGTTAACTTCCAAGGAAGCGGTGCACTTTCAACAAGCCTCGTATAATTGGATGATTAGCATTAGTGTTAAAGGCACTAGGCAGGTAGTCAACTTTCTTGAAAAAGAAAAAGAAAGATTGATTAACCAGATTGCTCAGGATACATTGGTGGTTGCAAGATCCAAGACACCAATTGACAAGGGACAAGCGAGGCGTGGTTGGCGATTAGAAACTAGTTTCAAACAGCGAAAAATCGTTAACCGCGTACCTCACATTGACGCACTTGAGAATGGGCATTCAAAACAAGCACCTAACGGGATACTTGGACCTACTGTTAGGGAGATAACCAATAGGAGTTATAAATGAGTGAAGTAATGAGTAACATTAAGGGTCATTTTGCTGACAAGTTAGCAGGTGGCTTAAAGAAGATAACAATTCCAGAATGGAAGACTGATATCTATTATAAAGGGGCCTATCCTTTTGCAGTTGAGAGCAAAATTATTGCACTACAACAAAAAGGACAGACTGTTGAAGCACTAGTTGAAAGTTTAATCTTAAAAGCGTTGGACCCAGAAGGCAAACCAATGTTTCATAGAGCAGACAAAGTAACGCTAATGAATGAAGCAGACCCTACAATTTTGTTAAGAGTATGTGCAGAGTTGAATAATGCAACTTCTGATTATGAGGAAGTAGTAAAAAACTAAAAGAGGACACTGAACTGCAACTTATAATTAGGGTTGCAGAGACCTTGCACAAAAGTATAGAAGAAGTTATACAAACTGTCAGTGTCCTTGAATTAAGGTTGTGGTACGAATGGTTCGTGTTACAGCAGGATAGAAGTAAGGAGACTATAGGTGGCAACACAACAAATAGAAATCCGCGCCGTAGATAAAACTCAGGCGACGCTTGGAAAAGTCAATAGAAGTCTTGGCAACATTGATAAAAAAGCCAAAGACGTCAGTATTTCGTTTGGGCAGATTGCCGCACTAGCAGGAAGTGTCTTTGCAGGTTTAGGACTTGCTAAAGTTACATCAAATCTTGTTACAACTGGTAAGGAACTAGAAAATCTTAACGTAAGATTGAAGTTCTTGTTTGGCAGTGCCAAAGAAGGTGGTAAAGCATTTGATGAAATGGCACAGTTTGCCAGTCAAGTACCTTTTAGTCTAGAAGAAATCCAAAAAGGCGCAGGTGTTCTAAGTGTTGTCAGTGATGACGCAGAAGAACTTGCTAAAATTATGCGTATCACAGGTAATGTGGCAGCAGTCACAGGACTTGATTTCAAAACAGCATCAGAACAGGTACAAAGATCCTTAAGTGCAGGTATTGCCAGTGCAGATTTGTTTAGAGAAAAAGGCGTTAGAGATATGCTTGGCTTCTCAGCAGGTGCAACTGTATCAGCAGAAGAAACTGCTGAAGCATTTGAGAGAGTGTTTGGACCTGGAGGCAAATTTGCAGGAGCGACTGATGCTCTAGCAGGCACATTGGAAGGTACACTTTCAATGATTGGTGATAAAGTATTCACGTTCAAGAAAACATTGCTTGAAGCAGGACTGTTTGATTCACTAAAAGTACAATTTACAGCATTTGATAAACTGTTAAGTGACAATGCAGAAGCAATCAATAATGTTGCTAAAATTATAGGTGACAAATTAGGATTTGCTGTTTTCCAAGTGGCTGATTTTTTCAAAAACTTAAACATTAATATGGAGGACCTAATAGTTGGTGCCAAAGTTGCGGCAGCAGTGTTAGGTGGTGCAGGATTATTAGCAGTAATCAAAGGTATTACAGGTGCTGTCAAAGGTTTAACACTTGCAATGGCAAGAAACCCATTAGGACTGTTAGCAGTAGCAGCCGCAAGTTTAATTACATTCCTAAGTATGGAAAACGGCTTGGGCAGAACTATTGCACAAGTAACAGCGGTTATGAAAACGCTTGGCAACCTTGCAGGACAAATTGCAGTATTCTTTAAGGAAGTGTTAGGTAAAGTTGTTGAATTCTTGACAGGTGCATTTGATGGTTTTGTTGATTCTGTTATAAGTGGTTACAATGCTATTGCAGATTTCATACCATTCCTAGACAGAGTTGAGGCTAGCGGAAGTGATGTAAGAAAAGCACTAGTTGATGTAGGTGTAAAAGGTTTTGAATTTGTTGAAGAAACAGTAGGCAATGCAAAAGACGCAGTTGTAGAATTTGTAGACACAAATAAACTTGCCAGCGATGCACTAAATGAAGCAAGAGGTATTTTAGAGCAGTTAACAAATAGTTGGACAAACGCAGGCATCACATATGATGAAGCAACTGAATCACAACGAAAATTATATGATGAGACTATGGCTGTTGCCAAAGCAGCAGAAGAACAGAAAAACAAAATTCAAGAACAGGCTCTTGCGGCAGCAAACGCAACAGATAAAACTGAAAAGTTAACTGAAGCACAGCAAAAATTAAAAGATTCAAGTTTCGCACTTGGTGTAACTGCAGACATCAAAAAACAACAAGATGAAATTATTGCTTTCTATGACAGAGAAATTGAAAAAGCAAAAGATAAAAACGAATTTATAAAAGTATCAAATCGTACATTATACAGCAGAGAAATACTTTTAACAGACCAAAAACACGACGAATTACTAAAACTAGAAGAAAACTTTTTCAACAAAATTGATGCAATGCAAAAGCGTAGCATTGAAAGAAAATTAAAAAACGATTTAGATTATCTTGAGGGCGCGGCTGCAAACCGTGATAAGGATTTCCTTAAACGTAAAGGTAACGAAGAAAGAACTGCTGAGATTGTAAGAGACAGAATAAATTTTGAAAAGAAATCAGAATTAGAAAAAACACAGTTTGGCTTAGAACAAGCAACCACAATGTTTACAGGTTTGTCAAAAGTTAACAAGAAGTTTTTTGCGGCACAGAAAGCGGCAGCGATTGCACTTGCTATTGTAAACACATATCAAGGTGCAACCAAGGCACTTGCAACTTATCCACCACCATTTAACTTTATTGCGGCAGCGGCAACTGTTGCTAGTGGTTTGGCACAGGTTGCAACTATTAGAGCACAAACTATGCAACGTGGTGGTGCACTACAAGGTGGACAGGCAGCAATTATAGGAGAAGATGGTCCAGAACTTATTGTGCCTAAACAAAGTTCAACAATCATACCAAGAGAAGTTGCAGATGCAATTGATGGTATGGGTGGTAAGAGTCAACCTGTTGTTGTAAACTTTAACATATCAACTGTTGATGCTGAAGGCTTTGATGAATTATTGATTAGAAGAAGAGGCACCATTACAGGTATTATTAACACTGCCTTAACCAAACAAGGCAAACAAGGAGTAATAGGATAATGGCATACATAGGTAATTTTCCAACTTCGCCTGGCTTCAATGCGGCAAAATTTAAACAGAACACAACTACTAAAACAACTACAGCACAAAGTGGTAGAAGTATTAGAGCAACCAATTCAACTACATTGTGGAGTGCAACACTTACATTTCCGCCATTAACACAAGCAGAGTTTCGTCCTATTCAAGCATTTATTGTGCAGACTAAAGGACCATTAAATGAATTTGATATTATTATACCAACAATAAGTGAAAGTCAATCAACTGTTGCAAGTAGTGTTGTTGCAACTGTAGATGGAGACAGTTCAGGTGCAAACCAAATTGGAGATTCATCTATAAACATCAACACAAACCAAGCAGGACAAACTGTTTTGAAAGCAGGCGATGTTGTAAGATTTCAAAACCACACAAAAGTCTATATGGTAACAACTGATACTAACACTGACTTGTCAGGCAATGCTACTATGAACATAGAGCCGCCACTGTTAGAAAATACAGCACATAACGAAAGTATTACTACTAACAATGTACCATTTAGAATGATACTGTCAAATGACGTGCAAGAATTTGATTATAGAGTAGACAATCTTGTAGGCTATGAAATAGATGTAGATGAGGTATTGTAATGCCCAGACAACTAAGTTCTAATCAGAATACATATCTAGCAGGCAACAGCCTTGTTGGTATAACACTGATTGAAATAGGTGTAAACGGAGGCACAAACAAGTATTATACAGATGCACCGTTTGACATTGACTATAACAGCACTACCTATGAAGCCCAAGGCAATTTTCTAGGAGTAAGTGAAACTTCTGAAACTGCTAATTTACAAATTACATCAATCAATCTTGTTATAAGTGCTTTAGATATTACAATAGTAAGACAACTTTGTAATTCAAATCAAATCAACCAAGACGTCATTGTTAGAAAAGCATTTCTTGATCCTACTGACTATTCATTAATTGGAGACAGTGCAGGTGATAGAGCCATAGTAATTTTTAAAGGCAAGATTACAAGTTATAGAATTGAAAATGCAACGCAAAGTGCTACTATCAATATAGAAGTAACAAGTCAATTTGCTAATTTTAACAGAACAACAGGACGTAGAACTAATCAAGGCAGTTTACAAAGAGAACATCCAACTGATTTTGGTTTTCAATATGCACATGAACCAATGAACGACATCAAGTGGGGTAAAAAGTAATGATTAGAGAAGTAAGAATTAATGAGTTAGAAGGCTTAACTAATCTTGCTATTGAACACGGCAATGATGCAGGTTTAATCAATCACGATGCTGTTGACAGAAATTATGCCAAACAACAAATTAAACAAATGATGATTAATCCTGATTACAAGGTTTTTGTTGCAATTAAAGATGACAAAATAGTAGGATACATCATAGGCAACATTACACAAAAATTATGGAATCCAAGTTTATATGGTGAAGTAATTGTGTTTTTTGTGCATCCAGAAGTAAGAAACAAATACCTAGCAGATGATTTGTTTCAAGCAGTAAAAGATTGGTTTATAGACAATGGCTGTTTATATTTTCAAGCATCTTGTCTAACTTACACAAAAGAATATCAACCAAACGATGAATGGTTACACAGAGTCAAAACCTATTTCAAAACACAGAAAATGACTGAAGTAGGTTACCACTATGTCAAACCATTGGAGAGAGATCAATGAGTGGTGTAGTACGAGCAGTTAAGAAAGTCGTAAAAAGTGTTGTCAAAGCGGTTGTCAGCGTTGTAAAAAGTGTTGTCAATTTTGTTGGTGATGTTGTTGGCTTTGTGTTTTCGCCATTTGGCGCATTTGATACTCCACCAGTACCAGATCCAGGGGCAGCGGCAGAAGGTGTAACTGTATCTAAAACAGGAACAAACAATGCATTGCCAGTGGTATATGGATATCGTCGTGTTGGAGGCAATATCATATATGCAGAATCAAACGGAAGTTCAAACAAGTATCTTTATATTGTGTATGCAATCTGTGAAGGAGAGATTCATGGTGTAAGAAAACTTATTGTAAATGATGTTGAACTGCCAACAAGAGGTGCAGTGCATACAGCAGGCACTGTTTACACTGTTGACAGTGGCAGATTTAAAAACAGAATGCAATATCAAATATTCAACGGCACTGAAACACAGGGACAAAGTTCATTAGCAAATGAAACACCAAACTGGCCCAAGAAGACAAGAAAACTACCAGGCATTGCTTATGTAGTATGTCGCTTTGAATGGAAAGAAGTTAAGACACAAGAAGACGCGGATCAAAATCCTTATTCAGGTGGTATTCCGCAGTTGAAATTTGACATCTACGGCAAGAAAGTATTTGATGTTAGAACACACGGTAGTGGTAAGGATCTAAGTGGATCATACAGTGCAAGAAGCAAAGCATACAGTTTCAATCCTGCAAACTGCCTACTTGATTATATGGAAAACACTCGTTATGGTGCTGGCTTACCTTCAAGTGAAATAGATGCAGAAGCATTTAAGATTGCCGCAAACAAATTTGAACAAACAGTAAATTATTCAAACAACCAAACTGGTAGAGCAATGACAATGAATGCTGTTGTTCCTACAGGACAAAAAGTATTTGACAACATCAAAACATTGGTTGCAGGTGCAAGAGGTATTATGCCTTTTGTTGAAGGCAGATATAGATTAAAAGTAGAAGATGGCGGACATCCTACAGACATAACATCAACAACTGTAACAAGTGCATATGATGTAACAGGCGATAACATAATTGGCGGCATTACACTAGATGGTGAAAGAAAGGATGCCAAATATAATCAGGTGCTTGTGAATTATATTGACCCAGACAGAAACTTTACAAATCAACAGGTAGTTTTCAATGTAGCAGGGGACCAAACAGTTGACAACGATGAAGAACTTACAGGTGAATTTACATTTCACACACTAACCAATCCTGCAATAGCACGTGACTTGGCACAGATGATTTATGATAAGAGTAGAGTGCAAAGACAGATTAGTTTTACAGGCACACAAGAGTTATTGGCTGTTGAAGTTGGTGACATTATCAGAGTCACTGATACAATTTTAGATTTAACAGAAAAAACATTTAGAGTTACAGGACTAAAACTAAACAACGATGGCACTGTTGAAATAGATGGTGTTGAACACGATGCAACACTGTATCCGTTTACAAGTGGTCCTCAAATTGAACTAGATGCACCTTTATTCATACCAGATGATTATACTATTATACCTTATACTAGGCCTCTACCACCAGTGCCAACATCAACAACACCACCACTAGATCCAGACGTTGACAGTGCAGGTGAAATTGTAGAAGTAAATGCACCTGGTGATGCCCCTGATGCAGAAAATGAACCAATTGGTATGAGTTCATTTGATGACTATTCAAAATCATACAAACCTTCAAGTAATTCATTCATTTGGAATGGCACACTTGCAGATGGCACATTCTATTACTTAGGTTATACCACTACAACATTTTCACAATTCTATTGGGAAGCAGGTGGCGAAACAAGCCTTATACAATATACAAATCCAGTTTACTACCTATACAATGAAACTGCCGCTTACTATAGAATGGCACGAAGAAAAACCTATCAACAGAATTTTTTCAACGGTAGCAATTATGAATATAGAACATTTGATGGTTTTTGGTTGGCAGGTGTTGTAATGCCTAAGGATACTAGAATAGATCAATTGATTATAAGAACATTTGGTGCTAATGGATTAGTTAAAGAAGAAAAAATTGACATTATGGATCCTAATGTTGGCTCTAGAATAGGAAGTAGATACAATCCTAGTACCACAACACGCTATGACGAATATACTGGGGTATTAAGAATACCATCACTTGTTCAATTTGATTTGGCTGGTAGTGATTCATCTTTCAAACACACTGTTCGTTGGGCACAAAAAAGAACTGGCGAAGAATGGGAAGATGCTAGTGATTTGAGTAATGCTGGATTTACAACTTACACATATCAATTGCCTAGTGGTATATTTGTTAGAAAGAATAATTTAGAAGCATACTATAACTTCTTGTTTGAAAAATATCACGAAGAATTAGCAGTGGCAGGTAACACTGGAAACAATGTGTCACAGACACAGAACTTAGGAGCATAAAATGTCAGGTAACGGATACTTTGATATTTCACAGGGAATTTATGTACCTAACAGCACGGAAACTTGGGCTGACTTTGATGCTAGTTCAAGCGGTAATGACTGGAGTGGTTTCACAGAATGGCGAGGTACACCTAATCTACCACTTACATTTACAAGTGGCATACTAGATTATGGTAGTAGTGCTGTTGTAAACTATTTGTGCGAAGTAGATGCAAACTATCCTGTGAATATTGCAGTTAGTTACGGCAACACGGTGGACAGTTCAGGTGGTGCTATTGATTCACCTTCAACAATAAATGTTACACCTAGTCAAAGTCTAAGTGCAGTCAAGGCAAGGTACTTTCAATTTACTGTAAGTGTAGACTATGATGACAGTGCTGGCACAACTGGTGAAATACCATTTATAAGAAGTATGACAACCAGTGCTAACCAAGAATTAATTACTAGAACACTTACTGACTTAGATACTGCAACACTACCAAGTGGTGGCAACAGTTATGATGACGCAGGTTTTAGAGAACTTACTGGCATTGAAGGTATAAGCGGAATAACTTCTATTATTACCCAAATTCAGCGTGTCGCACGTAAATATGTTGCAGGCGCGACAGATACAGACTACTATGTTGGACCACAAGATAGTACATTTGATTTGTATGTGGAAGAAAGCACATTTTCAAATGCAAGTGTATTTGTAGACAAAGAACCAACACCACCTAGATTATACATCTATACAGGTAGCGGTGATATTACAGATGTTGTAATAGATGCACAAGTAACAGGACTGCCAGCGTTAAGCAGTGACAACAGAGGAAACATAGTAACAACATAAGGAGACTATAGATGGCTTGGGGAACAGCAGGAAATATAAACACAACTAACCTCTCAGATGGCACTAAATCGCCAGCATTGGCAAGGGCAAACCTTTTTGATGCACTGAATGAATTGTTAGCAGTGATTAACGGAAGAAACACAGCAAGTGGTGTAGCAGGATTAGACGCAAGTTCAAAAATCCTAAACACCCAATTGCCAAACACGATTACATCAAGTGCGGCACAGGATCTATTGTTGGATCCAAACACAGACAAGGTTAACATTGAACACATTCTTAACCTTAATCCACAAACTGTAGCACAGTTGAATGCAAGAACAGACATCACACAGGGTGATGTAGCAATTTGCAGTGACGGTGATACAGGCGTTTTGTGTATTGCTATTGCAAGTGGTGAAACAGACAGTGCAGGCAATCCAGAATGGCGTAGAATTTCATTAGGAGCAACAATAAGTGCAACGTAAAGAAGACAACCTTGATAAATTAGAATCTAGAATGGACGGTTTAGAGCGTAAAATAGACGTTTTAATGAACAATCATCTTGTACACATACAAACGGACCTAAAATCAATTATCGCCGCTTTAAGGCTTGGTTCCGTGCTTTTAACGGGTGGTTTATTAGTGGTTTTAGCAATAGCATTGGCACAGTAATATGCCATATCTAAAAGTAAAGCCAGACACATACAGTTTAAGCAAACAACAGATGTTTTCATTTGGTACTTGCCAATTTTGTGGTGCACAAGATTGGGATATGCGTTTCTTTTGGAACCTAAACAAAAAAGCAGAAAATCAAAGAGGCAAATTCAAAAATCTACTTGCTAGACGCACCTGTACATCCTGCAAAAGTACAACTGCTTTGGTAAAACTCAAACTTGACTAAAGCCTTTTTCTAGCCTATAATAATAGTATAGGATAAATAACTATACAACGAAGGCACAGAATGGCAAATTACAAAGACATTGAACAAGAACAACTTGTAGGCTATTGGGCTAAGAAAAAGTATGGCGTAAAAGCCAAAGAATTTCTTACACACAAAAATTGGCGTGACATTCAACTGCTTTTAACCTATAGGCAAGAATTTGAACGAGATTGGAATCAACAAGAACACAACTCTTGGAGTTCATACTGGAGTATGGTAGTGTTCAAAGATTTTACACTAAAAGGCAAGTATCTACGCAAATTAGAAAACATAGCAACAGGCATACTACAAAGACGCAATAAAAAACACTCTCAAATACAACGAATCAAGGCATTACGGAACCCTTACAAAAAAACAGGTTATGATATGATGGCTAAAGAACCTGTCGCTGATACAACTCCTCCTTGGGATGTATAATAAACAGTGGTACGCCTGGAAGCCCAGTAATGGGTGCGAGTTATACATAGTCAAACTTCTCGCATAATTTTACAAGGAGTCGTCCGCTGGTAGAGATACTGGCCGCCCTTTATAGGGCCTACAAGTGAGCGTAAGCGAACACTTGGCGGTTAGGATGATGAGCAAAGGTAGTGAGACACTTATTTTTTTTTGTGTCAGAAACTACATTTGCCATCGTCTGACTACTGCCAAGTGTATCTTCTTTTAATATTACTTTTTAGGTGAGGAATAGATAAAACAAAAAACTACGAAGTGGTTTTTGTTTTACTATTACGAACAGATGTCTTTAGACATCTATACATAATAAAATGCGTGTGAT